AATTTAATACCCAATTCATACATATCATATTTTGTACATCCCGCAAAAAATGATTCAACAATTGAATCCACCCTTTCTTTTGCAACACCAGCTAATTGTTTCTGAATAATAGTATTCATGATTGCGGGGTGATCGACAACCATCTTCCAACTTATACTACCTTTTCTTGAAGTGTTCTTATAAGTGTATATTGGTTCGGGTCTACCCAAGAAATTGGTTGATGAGAAATCAGGAGTACTATCATCACTAAATGAAATATCATATGGTGGAAACCACATGACTCTACCCCCATTTGGTCCTTTTTCACAAACAGGTAAATCATCGTAAGTAAATCCAGGTCTATCTGAAGTTCTCCACGCTAAATTCTCAATAGAGAACATATATTTTTTAACTTTGTTATCTACAATGTTTGTTGATCCCGGATTTTTAAGTGGAGCAATGTTAAGATTATATGTCTTATCTAAAACTGAATACGAGAATTTTCTACCTTCAGTTGTAATACCATCGCTCTTTTGTAAGTCAGCATATGTAAAGTAAGGTGTGTCCTTTTGGAACACTCTACAGTACTCTATTCCCGCTTGAGACCCATCGGCTTGATCAGTATAAGATAATACCATAGAACCCTTTGTCATCTCTTTATATCCATCATTGAATACTTTAGATACTTGGTTAATTGCATTACCAACGTGTTTTAACCTTGATTGTCCTTGTACTTGATCCGCAGAATTAATAAGTCTTTGTGTCTTATCTAAAATTGAATCACCTTTGAAATCAATATCCGTTGATTGGTATCTACCATAATCACTTCTAATTGTTTCAAATTCATTATCTAATCTTGTAACGGCTCCACCAGGACCTACTTTAAATCCTGCATTATCTTTATATTTTGGTGATGTCCAAATAAATTGTCCATCAATACCACCACCATCGGTGTATGATTTTCCTTTTAAACCAAATTGTAATTGACCCTCATTACCTTCATATAGAATACCAAGTTCTTGTGGTCCATAAACAATAGTTTGTACTTGTTTACCATTTTTTCCAATTGGAACTTGATTTGCGGGCGCGTCAATCTGAGAAGGTTCAGAATTTGAACTACCAACATAATAACCACCACTTTGTGCTTTATCTTGATTGAATAATCTATCTATTGCAGTTGTGGCTCCTTGTATAATACCTCTATTATATGCCGGTCTATATTTATTATAATCTAAACTTGAAAATAATACTGATCTTTGTCCGAAACCTGTGTTTGCAACAAATATTTCAGAAGGATTTTTAAACTTATTTAATATTGGGCCTAAAAATCCACCCGTTAAATTATTTGCAACATTTAATGCTGATTCAATTTGTGGATTATCAATAAACGATTCATCAAAATAATCACCAGGAATAAATGACACAGGGAAATATGTTCCCGTTAATCTATTCGCTAATGTAACCGCAGCGGTTATTGGGTTTTCAGGTACGGTAATTCTCCAATTTTTTGTAAAGAACGGTTGTTGACCTGTGGCAACCATACTTGCACTAAACGGATCTTGTAATGAGTCCAAATTAACACTACCAACACTTGCTTGTAATATTTCACTTGCAATTCTCTCTTCAAATAAACTTTTAAGTTGTGCCGCACCAATTTTTGCCAAATAAGTGTCTTGAGATAACGGACCATTACTTCCGTTTGGATTATCACTAAAAATTATCTCGTATGGAGAATAGGATGAGGTTACAAATGTTGTGGGATCCCAATATGGTGTATACATTTTAGGATTACCAACTACATCGGTTATAATAACTAAATCTTTATAACCACCTTCAGGCCCATAAATGTTTTGTACGTACGCAGCATCAATATAAAACTCATTAACTAAATCTAATACTGTATCAGTAGGTGCGTATGGACCTGAATTTGATTCCACAGGTAGTGGTGCTCCAGGCACAGAATATTTTCCATCATAACCACCTTCAGGTCCGTATTCATTGAGTGAATATAAACTATTTGCAAGTTGGTTTGTAGAAATTAAACCATTTGGTGAGTCAATAACATTTGCAACAGATAAATTAGTTTCGTAATTAACACTATTACTACTAGGAGAATAAGACCCTGGTACAGAATATGGTTGTAAATTACGGGATAATAATATATCCCTAAAATTTGACGAGGACGCAAACGATAATGTACTATCCGACATACTTTTTTATTAATAAATACCTTGAGATTTTTTTTATAGAAAACATAATTTTGATAATTTTCTATTTCTTATCCGCCATAAGTCCTGAGTTATTGGTTACATTTATTTTATCATACTCTGATTTAAACGTCGGGTCTTTCATTCTTTCTATTAACCTTTTACCAAACTCAGTATTAGTAATTGATCCCCCCCCGTCTCCTTTAATAGTAAGCTCTATATTACCACTAACTTCTTGTTTTGTTGTCACTAAATTAAATGCGCTCACTATTCCTCCTGTTATTTTATCAACAAATTCACTACCCATTATTTTTTCAAAATCTTTATATAATTGAGTAGATTTTTCATCATCCGCGAATGGTTTAACACCAGTAACGGGCTCATACACAGCTTGGACACCTTGTTTTATATTTCCATAACCCTCACTCACACCTTTTCCAAATCCTGTTGCCACATCTCTACCAATTTGAATTAAAGAAGGACCAAGTTTTAAAAGTGCGTCTCCCGCACCCGAAAAATCTCCTTGTAATGCTTTAACACCCATCTCTTCAACTCCACCACTAACTGCACTATATCTTTCTCTAACGTTGTTTGTTGTTACCCTATTCGAAACCGCTCTAACACTTTCAGTTCTAACTACATTAACGGCATTATAAAGCCTATCCATTGCCGGTGTTGATGCCTTACCAAAAAGAGATGCCGCCTTACCACCATTTATTCCAGCGTTAATAGATTGTAACACATTTAATTGATCAAGAGCTAACTCTTCAATTGTTTTATCTTTATCAGCTTGTTGTTCTCTTAATTTTGTAAGTTGATCAGCAGTTAATTTAGAAACATTAACTTCTTCCATTGCCCCTGTTTTTTCGTTTTTTCTGAACAACCGCCTCACCATTTTTCATTTGAGACATATTTGCGATTAACATCTTATCTTCCTCAGATGCCGCTAAACTTGGGAATTTAATTTTACTCATTTTCATATCCAAGTCAGCACTTTTAATTGACATATTTGCCAATTCATCAGCGCTCATACCCATTGCCGAGGCAACTTCTCTTAATCTACGTTTTGCTCCAGGTAAAATTTCAAAACCTGAACCATCCGCTTTTAATTTGGTAAATTCTTTTGATATGTTTATAATTTCTTTTTGTAATGCTTCAGGATCGTTTTGAGCCAAATCCATTGCTTTCAATGGATCTAATAATGCACTACTTGAAACACCTAAACGTTGTAATGATGCTGCCAAATCAATCGCTTTTTCAGGTGACATAAGATCTTCTGCAAGTTTAAATGTTTTTTCCATACTAAAACCTAACATAGATGCCTGTGACGCCATTTTTGCCAAACCTTTAACTCCACTATCAAAATTGAATAAATTTAATTGTTTTAGATTAGTAACGACTTCAGCGGAAACCGCCTTTACGTTTACCCCAACACTTTTTGCATAAACTGCAACTTCAGCCATTCTGTCGCCAACATCATATAATGACATACCAACACCCTTAAATTCTAAAGCTAATTTTTTTGATTCAACACCACTTACTTGTGCGGCGGCTCCCATTTCTCTAAGTGCCTCAGTACCCATAGTTGTATTAACTCCAAGTGCAACTGGTACACCTTCTATCACTTTAAATGCTTCACTTGAACTAAGACCTAATTTTATCATTTCAGGAATCGCATCAGCAATTGTAGTTCTCATTTCGGACATTCTAGCTTGTCCAATACCCATTGCGTTGGCTAATTCTTGACCACTTTTCATTAGATAATCAGCACCGTCAAAATTAGTGGGATCTAAAGCTTGCACAATTCCAGTAACCGCAGTTGACATCTCTGCTAATGGATTGGTTAATGCGTTTCCAAAGTTTTTAGCGGTTTGAATATCTAACCCTAAATTAGTAGTTTCTTCATCACCGGCACCATCATTTTCCGTATTTTTGAGTTTCTCTTTTTTTTTGTCAGCATAAAATAACTTAACTGCTGCTATTAAAGCAGCCCCTGTCAATCCACCCTTAAATACATCATCTATTGAACCGTAACCCATAATTAGTTTTTACTATAAATATTAAGTATTAAGTTTTGGGCGTATTTTCCTGTATTATCTTATCTAAAAGATATCTCCTGATATAGGTTGGAAGTTTTAAGAACTCATTATACGATGTTCTCAAGAATTTTGCCAAGTAATAAAATTCGTCTAATAAAAATTTTGAGTGATTAGAAGAAAGGCCGAAAAAACTCCACCCCAAAATTGATGACAACATCAACCTTTTCTCCTGACGGGGCGTAAACTGTTTTCCTTAAATCCAATCTCGATTCGTTTTCTTTAAGGAAATTTCTTATGAACTTAGAATCACCAATTGGCATATTTTGACAAAATACACTTATTTCATTCCTATCAGGACTACCATTTAACTCTAAAATGGTTTTATTTAATCTTGTAGTAACTGTAGGTGCGGTATAACCAACGGGATATGAATCAATAATTTTTGCAATTTCAATGGTATCATATAAACTTAACATTTTTATTTTAACATCCGCCTTTGATTGTGGTAATTTAATAGTAAATGTTCCATCTTCATCAGGTTGAACTTTAGGTTTTGTAAGATTTAACTCATCTAACATTATAGATGTTTCAAATGATTGTCCATTCGATGGATCAATCGTTGTAATCATATATTCAGGACCAAAAGATGTGTTACGTAAAAATAAAAGGATTGCCTCAATGTCACTTTCTAATAATTCTTCAGGTCTAAGGTCTTTTTCATAAATTTTATTTCTTAATAAAGGTAATACAACACTCTCATTAATTGTTCTACGTGAATCAATATTAACTAAAATATTTTCATCACTTGCGGTTAAGTAACCAACCTTAACGCTTTTCTTTTTTGATTTGTAGAATAAACCACCTGAAGGTAGTGTTACCACGTCATGTGGTAAGTTAAAATCCATTTGCCCATGAGAGGCCGTGTCTTGATCCATTTTTTTTATATTTTTTTAATTTATTATTGCACAAAAAACCGTATACATCATAAATGTACACGGTTAATATTAAAAGTAAATTTTTTTAGTATACTAATATACAACGATCCATACGAATATTTGAAGAAATTCCCACAATCTTATCACTTGAATAATCTAATGTTCCGCCATCATATCCTGTTAACCAAGCCCCTTCTAAAATCCATTTCTCAACAACAACCCCTGTTGGGTCTAACATTTCCAAATCCACATTTTTCTTGTATCCTGCGGCATAACCCATACGACCTGTTACAGACTCTGCACATAGACGAATCCATTCCATAACCGCTTGAGAAGCTGAAGGTCCAATTGGATCTCTAAACTTAACTGATATTTCTTCCCAGTTAAATCTACCCGCAACATATGTTTCAGTATTTAAGAAAGGTATCGCAACTGAAGTGATTTTTAATTTAGGTCTCGCAGTACTCTCCACATACCACTCATTAATACCAAGTGATGAAGGAAACCTTAAAATCCAACGATTGTCTCTTTTTGGTTCGTAAGGAATCGGCATTTTCATTAACAAATCAGCCATAATTTTTTATTTTATTTTTTAGTTTATTTTAGTTTTTTATTATAAATATCACGATAATGAATTTTTTCTATTTACTTACATTTTTTTTGAACATATTCTTATACTAGACCAGACAAACTAGTTAATATAATTTCTTTTGTCCTCCTGCAGTTAAATAAGTCTTTAATATATTATCTTCTTTTTTATCAAAATGTTTCTTCATAGTTTCTACATTTCTTACATCGTCATCTGAAAAACCAATAAATGGTGTAAAGTAGTTACTAATCTTGTTCTTCATAAATGCCTTTTGTTGTAATGAATGTGATAAGTTTTTTACATAACCCACAAATTCTTCCATTGCATCTATTTTTCCTTGTTCGGGGTTAGTTGCGGAACCATCTCCGAAAGACACAGGGTGAAAACGACACATATCTAAGTAAGAACGTATTAGTTGATCTTTAGATAATTTATCTTCATCCGCTAAATCTCTATACTTTAAAAGATTTTTTGCCAACTGATTTGAATTCAAACCATGTTTATTCTGTTTAATTAATCTATAAACCCCCTCTTTTAATATAGAAGGTGTATGTCCTCTTGCAGTAACAATCGCAAATATTGATCCATTATTAATTGCTTCCACAAAATCATCCCATGCCGGTCCTGTTGGTGCCGTCATTGCATCTTTTAAAAATTGTTTGTCCCCCAATACACCGAAATCTCTGAAAGGTTCTTTATCAAAAGATAATATGGTGTGTCCCTCATATTCAAAAGGTTTTTCACCAATATCAGTTCTATATTCCGCAAAATCTTCAGTTGACATTCCAACACTTTTACCTTTATCATCTTTAAGATATATTTTTGTTGGCATAAACATAAGATTATCATCCCAGTCAAAAGCGTAATATTTCATTACCGGTGTTTGTTTTTCCTGAATAATTTCGTTGATAATTTCTTTAACAATAATTTTGTGGTAATCTTTCATACACTAATAAATATTAGTAAAATAAAAAAAGGGGAACGAATTCCCCTTTTCCTTTAAATTATTTGTTTGATTAGATATTATCAAACGATGCTCCTGTTGGAGTGATGTAGAATGTTATATCTATGAACTCTAAAGAACGAGTTGGTTTGATATAGATTTTACCTACCATTTGATTTCTGTCTAAGTCTTCAGTGTCACTTGAAACCGTAACTCTAAAGTCGTATAAACCTCTGTCTCTTCTGATTGCATCTAAGATTGGATTAACCGCATTTAAGAAGTCTTGTCTTACTTGTTCGTCGTTTTGATCAAATAACAATCTCACAGAAACTGCAGATATCAATTTACGAGCTTGTAGTAATAATCTTCTTACGTTAATTCTATCAAGAGCGGATTCTCTAA